AAGTATCACCTTTCTGATAACTCTATTATACCAGAAATTCAAAAAATGTGTGTAGTTTTCAAGGTACTAAGGAGGGCTATTCGACCCCAACATCATCAAACCATAGCTTTTATTTTATTTGCTTTATCTTATCAGAATTTATTATCGGGCACAAGGGATACTTTGAGAGATTTTTCACAAAAAACACCGACTTAGTTACTATTCACACCCCAATGTCATTTAGTTAATATAAAAGTTACGGCTTACCCATGGAACAAATGCTACCATATATGAGCCAAACAGGTGATTCATTAAGGAATGCAGGAGTTGTAAATAATCGATTATATTTTTGCGCATGAAAAATAAGCAGATTTACATCTACTTCAAAAAAAGGTATTATATCAATTGGTGAAACTGATTAAGCAGCACGATATGTAAAATATCGTGGTTTTCTAAAGTGAGCTGTCTTGAGCCTTGGATATTGGCGTCCATTTCGGATTGGAATCATCTCCTTTTGAAGCAGAGACATCACATCTATTGAGTCTTTCTTTGTGGTCAGATGGAGAAAGACTCTACAAATATGAGCTGCCATACTGAAGTTCACTTTATATTCATATTTTGTCGCTTTTTGTTCAACAACTGTATGATTGATTAAGGTTTCTGTTATATTATAGGCAATCAGCCTAGCCCATAATATCTGAGACAGTACAGGCAACTGAAGAAACCAAAAATGACTTGATTGTTTGATGAAATAACATATAATGTACCTCCATGAATTAGAATAAAGTATAGTTCTAATTCATGGGCCGCTCTCGCTACTTCCGTAAAAAAGCAGTAGCGAGAGCGGCCGCACATTTTGCATGATGTGTCAAGTACTATTTTAAAATTTTAATAAAAAATTGGGTTAGACCCCCTTTATAAGAAATCTAACCCCAAGCATATAAAAGTTAACTAAATGACATTGATTCACACCCATCAAGTATACCATGTTATGATTAGCCCGACAAATGAGGCTATTTTAAAAGATTCAGAAAAAATGCACAAAACATTATTATTCAAAAACTGTATATCCACTTAAAAGGGGCTGAAAATCATTAAAAAACATGTCTCTCTCGAGTTTTCAGCTATGGCTTTATAAGGCACTTTGTGCAATTTGTCATACGGATTTAAAAAACATCCCATTTGTCGGGCATATCATGTTATGATTTCGGCAAATGTATCCGAATTCGGAGACGCTTTCGCTTAAGATTCATTACGTAACGGTACATAAGGCTCCAAAATACGCAGCTTTATGTACCGACGAATGCAAATACTCCTTATCGGATATCATTTGTCGAAATCATATCATGAACGAAAAGAACGTTCATGATCTTTTGCTCCACTCGGAAATTGCAAGCAAGCTTGCATTTCCTCATTACGCTTTTATTATATTATAGACTTTGCCCAGGGTGTGAACAGTAACCCGACTTACTCTTCTATTATCATACGATGTTGGGGTCGAATTAATGGTTTAAATTCGCCCATTTCTTAGCACCTTGAAAATTTCACACATTTTTTTGTAAAAACATTCATTGAAGCGAGTTAAATGGAAGACATTCTTAAAATTTCTCTGTTTATTTTCCGTATGATAAAGTCAATTACATCATTGAAGGTATCAATAAGTATCTAATGGCACTTGCAGAGGAACAGATAAGAATTGCCTTCGAGCAAAGCAAAAAAGAGGTACTGGATCTAAGACAGAGAACCAGTGAGGGGATGTTTACAGCAAAACTTAGCGGTAAGCAGATAGGACAAAAAAAGGCAGTCATCTTGAGATAAAGAAAGCAAAGAAAGCAAAAGCTTACATTATTCAGTACAGTAAAGATTTTAGTGGCCATATGAGTGATGCAGCATTAATAGAATTATGCAACGTGACTAGAAAAACATATTACAAGTATAAAAAAGAACTTAAAAAAGAACAGGCATAAAAGAGTGCCAGTTCGCTTTACCGATACAGAAACCTCAGATTGCTCCTTCTGCTTGTATTATTTTGGCAATTAGTTTATAATTAAGGATGCAAGGTCGATTGATTAAACAACCAGTGAGAATAGCTATCCTACTACTTGTCAGTTATATCGACCAAGAAGGAAAAAAGCATAGATAATTCTATGCTTTTTCTATGTTTAATGATACTAATATAATAGATGATAGAAATATACGGTATCTGAAAGTCAGAAACTTTGTAACAGCCTACAAAAGAACCTTACTCCGGATGTACTACAATCTTATACTTGGATAGGAGATAAAACTAAAATGCAGTCTTTAAAGGGCATACCCAATTTGACAATAGATAATAATATCAAATATTTAATACAAAATTCCAAGAATTTGATATAATAAGCGAATAATACAAAGGAGGTGATTTTATTGAAATTCAGTGATATAAAACCGAGACATATTTATTCTGTTTGGTTTAACCCGGTGCAAAAGAGTGAATTTGATGGTAGTCATTTAGCATTAGTTTTAAAGAAAAACAGTGATAAAAGAACCTGTGTGGTTATGCCCCTCACATCGCAATCAAATGGTGTAGGAGCTACAAAGACCTTAGTTGGAACTATACCTACTTTACCACCGAACTTAAGTGTAAATCCTACATATGCCGTTTATAATCAAGTAAGAACTCTAAATCATAATAGATTTAATACGCTTAAAGATGATACTGGTAATGTCCAGGAAGCTAAGATTGACGATAATATTTTCTATGAATTACTTGATTACGCTATGAAAGATATGTCTTATGATTTATCTCTTGATGAAAAGTTAGAATTAAGTAAAAAGAGATATGAAAAGTCTTGTGTGTCAAAAGTTATTGACTTGGCATATACTGTATTAGGATTGAAGAAATCTTCGACTGATACAAGCGGAGATGTAGAACGATTAAAAACTGAAATAAAGGGCATAATGATTAATGTTGGGAAACCGTATGTCATGGAGCAACAGCACATTGATAACGGTATCGATAAACTGCTTGATGAAATTATGGAAAATGAGTAAACGTGAATTAAATTACAACATTTTATTACAAAATAATAAAAATAATAATTTAATTGTAAAAATGGTGAAAAACTATTGATTATAACGGAAAACTGTGATAGTATGAAGCTAAGAAAAGAGTTAACTACTCAAATAAATAATTTCCGGGTATAAATTCCCAACAAAAAAGAACCGAGTTAACTACTCGAACAAAAATTTCCGGGTATAAATTCCCAACAAAAAAGAACAGACCTTTTGGGGCGTTCACACAGGGATTTATTAAAAGATTGTGTGACAGCTTCAAGCGGGGTAAAAAGACCACACTTAAGGTAAAACTGTCTTAAGTGTGGTCTACTTTATTTATGCCATCCTGTTATGTCCAGTCATGGCTTGGTCAATTATATGGTTAAACACGTTACTGCTCTAATTCTTTAGAGAGCACTCCTTTTATGTACCGTTGTTCTTCCTCAAATAGATGTTCCGTCACAAGAAGCTTTTCACAGAAATCATCATTCTGAGAACCACCAGCTATATTCATCGATGATGTTACGGAAACGCTCCGCTAACTGTGTTTGGGTAACATTTCGGCGCAGCATTTTTCCGTTTTTCCTCTCTGCCCTATGTCACAAGCATTTGAATGTTAGCTTCCTTAACATACTGAGCTTTTGCATTGGGTTCTGCAGATTCCGCATCTACAACAAGGTACTTTTGCTCGTCTTCATCAACTGATACGATATAGACGGTTTTTCCATTTTTCAAAAGAACGATATTGCCTTCATGATATTTCATCTAGATATTCCTCCCGTATTTCTATCTGTGGTATTATCCTGTTATCCCAGTAAACAACTTTTCAATGTAATCATTGTCGTCCATAAATAGAACATGATTTGTATTCCACTCTTCGATAGTAGCGTTTTTGTCTGCAAGCTCTGAATACTTTGTCGGAGAAAGAATGAACGAGTTTAACGCGACTGACGGCACTGTCAGCTTGCTCTCAACATCAATCTTCAAACGGTTATACAGCTGTACCTTGCTGGAAGAAATTGATTCTCTTCCCATTCCATGTGGATCAATGAAAGTAATATATTGTTTACCGTCAGCAATCATCCACAGAATGAAGTCTGGGTAAAACCCTGCGTCATCAAAAAAACCGATGCCTTTTTTGCTGCGATTGCGGATTAAGTATAGTTCTTTATCCATAAAGTGATCAGCATGCATGGTGATATGCTTTTGAAGCGCCTTAACAAATTTCAACTCGTTCTCGTTCAGTTTTACGGGAGATATCCCTATCTCCAAGTTCCCCTTTGCTAAATACAGAAGAGGATTATATAAGTGCGTAGGTACGCTGATTGCTTCCATATCTCCTTGACGCGGGATAGCGAAGGATGGCAGTCTCTTTTCCTTTTTTGCCTTCTCTACTTCCGCAATTACCTGACGAAGCCATAATATCGCAGTCTCATTTTCCCTTGTGTCATCAATGCTGATGCTATACTCATCCTTTTCTTCGTTTAGGAAATTCTCGTTATTGTCATCCATAGGAACGAGATCATATCCGACCACCTGTGATTCCCATCGGTTTTGCTTAGCATAATAAAATCTGTCGAAATACTTTGTAAGCAATGCTATGGCTATTCTTTCAAAACGCTTGTAATCCTCAAAACTCCGCACGATAAGATCATCCTCAGGGATTAGGAGCTTGTACCACTGGTTGTTTTGCAGCAAATCTCTTAGATCCTGTCGGGTGATATTTACATTGTAACGTGCTTTTTCAGTTTTGTACCTTTGTAGTTCAGAGTAAATTGCATCATAGTCTAAAAACACGAGATGCTCGTGGCAAAGTGTAGCCACGTTTTTTGTGACCTCGCCTTCACTCCGCTTTTGCGAGGATTCAAATTGAACCTTTGAATAGCAGTCAAGTATAACTATGGGCACCCCTGGTTCATAGCGCAAGAATGGTTTTTCTGCGGCTTTCTTAAAGTCAGCGCCACCCTTTACACGCAGAGAATAAAGCCCTCTGTTTCTATATTCAGTATTTCGAATCACAGGCATTTTCAGAGTTAAAGGCTGACCCTTTTCACTCGGCACGCCCTCGGCCTCGAGGAACTCTTTGAATTGTCTCATATAGTCGGCACGGACACCGAATATATTAAGAGTTTCTAAAATGCTGATATACTCCGGTATAACAGTCTCCGGAAAATCCTTTTTATAAAAACTGCTCCGTTTCAGCGACATTCCACGGCCTTTCAAGCGCACGCCACGGCCGAAAAGCTGGATAATTTCACTGCCTTCACTGCGTCCAACATTCATAAGCCCCATTGTTGATACACGCCAACAGTTCCATCCTTCAGTAAATTTTTTTGAACCGATAAGGATGTTGATTGTTGACTTAGGCTTTGTAATGCCTTGAAACAACGAATCGGAAAAATCGATGGAATCCGTATTGAATCCGTTCTCTGCGCATAAGTTCAGAAGCGCTGAATCGTCGCCAACGTTGATAACACCAAATGGTTCGTTATCGCCAAGACGCAAGCGGATTTCGCCACTGATACCTCGAAGATTTTCGACATGAAGAGTAGCTCCCACCGAGGCACAGTTGAATACTGTTTTCAAAATATCCACATATGTTTCAGCCGGAGTCATACCAGTTGCAGTTAGATAGGGAAAGCTATTTCTAAAGACATCTCGGTTTCTGCTATCGAGCAGACCTGTATTGCCGGAGAGAATACGGCCGATAGTTTCTGTTGAGTCTGCTACTTTAGTTAAAAAATCTCTAAAAAACAACAGGATATCCACCACATCAGAAACCTTGCGACCGCGTTCGGTGCGCACGGCATTGACGCTTGCTCCAACAAACACGAAGAGCGGGTTTTCAACATTGAATAGCGCATATTCACTTTCTTGTGTAAGAAACAGCCGTTTCTGTTGATAATATGTCATTAAGCATGCAGTTAGGTAAGTATTACGTTTAATCTCATCGCTATCATCCGGGAGATTAATTATATTGTAATCTTTGCCATAACCATCGCCGTAGAAATGCTTATAGGAATAGTCAAAGATTATGCACTTGCCATAGCGCTCTGCAAGTGACTTATCACTAGAAGCTGCAATTGCTTGTCCAAAAGTTGCAGAATATTCAAAGGAGAACCCATTAAAGCATAGCTCATCCCTGTATTTTTGCCATTTACCTTCTTTTCCAGAGGATGAGCCTCGATGCCCTTCGTCCACAAATACAACATTGCGATTGCCAAACCGCTTAACAGAGACGATAGTATCTTGGTCCTTATCACCTAATTTTGTATTCTCAAGTACAATAATTTCATTAGCGTTCTGCATCCAACGACTGACCGACTTATCATAAACTCGTGCAGGAATTCCAGAAACGGCATAATCCTCTATGTGTTGGAGTGACAGGCCTTCCTTTGGTGTCAGCAAAATAAACGTTGCATCATCCGGTAATTTCTCATCGGAATAATGAAGATACTGAAGATAATTAATATGCATGATGAGCGTCTTTCCGCTTCCTGTTGCATTCCATATAGCGATTTTATTCAAATCCTTCGCTGTATACGGCTCATATGTATCATTCGGGAATTGCGCGTTAAAATCGGCAAGATAGGTATTCAAGCCGTCAATCAATGCTTCTCGATTATTAAAATATTGGTCAAGGTAGTATTCGACAAAAAGCAGAGACAGGTATTGGAAATACTTCAATACCATCGGCTCATCGCGATTATCGTTAATTTTTCTCATATGCGATACTATGTTTAGATCATAGCGAGCGAGCGATTCCTCACTTATCGCACACTTGCCACCAAACTGTGCTATCAACTGTTTATGAAAACCCGTAACACCTTCATCATCGATTTCTTCCAGCGACGGCTTTTTCATGTTAAGGGAAAGCTCCTTTAACGTACTAACCCCAAACTGTGCCAGTATATAACGGTTTAATATAAGTTTTTGATAGAATTTTAACTGCGGCTCGTTAGCCGTTGTTCTTCTTGCCATTGTGCCGCCTCCTATTCTGCATTCTCGAACATACGCTTTTTCATCTCTTCATCGATGAGGACTACCTGCCAGCTCTCGCCCTTGTTACGCAGATTCAAAAGGTTGTTGTCGCAATTGACATATATCCGCTTGAAACTCCGTGCGTTCGGTATCGTAAGAAAATAGGCATCAAGCGCAGCATTGTCTTTCTCAATGTCGCCGGTCATTTCACGCCATATAACCAGTGTTTTGTCACCGTTCGGAGTGGTTCCTTCGATTGTTTTAAATTTATAAGTACTTCCGGCTTTAAGTGAGGCAGTAACAGCACCGTAATCGCCTGTTGAAAAATCAGCATCATAAGATACAAGCGCATGGCTTTTTATTACCGTAAGTCCAATAAGATAATTGAAGGTTTCCACAAGGTCAATATTGCGCTCCTTGCTCTCAAGATTGCGGGCAATGAGCATCTTATAACTGAATGGTTTATCAAGTTTTTCAACATTCAATAAACTTGCGCTACCCGAAGATTCAGTATTGAGCATATAGGAGAGTATGTAATCTTCCCGTGCCGCACCAAGCAAATCATAATTACCGCCACTTAAAACAATGTTGTTCAACGTATCCTCGTAGGATTCGAGTCTTATGTATTTGAAGGCGTGAGAATTGCCCCTACGGGAGATCGGCTTTCCTTTTTTCCATCCGGCAACACCGTTGTAATCATCAGAATAAATAGCTTTGATAACACGCGGTTTTGTTGCCGTATCAAAATGATTGCCCATTTCGGCAAGGATATATTTCCTTGCACCTTTATCCTCATTGTTCAGTCTAATTATCGCGTGACCTGTAGTCCCAGAACCGGCAAAAAAATCAAATACTATTCCAGAATCTTTATCAGATAACCCAGCCTTTACGCAGTCTATAACAGTATAAATAGACTTTGGATAATCAAATGGGATGTTCATGGCTGTTAATAGTGCAGACCCATAGCTATTAGCAGAATACTTTTTATCGGTCCATGTCGTTTTATAGCGAAAAACAGATTTACTGCGCATTATGTCTATATCGCCTTGTTGAACATCACCCTTGACCCACAACTGGTCACGAATCCCTTCAACTGTACCACGTTCAAATACCCATTTCTTTTCAACGCCATTATTATCTATTGGATATACAGCTATCGTATTTTCATCGATTTTGATACAACGTGATTCTGGGTGGTAGTCATCAGGTGATACGTCTCCAAAGCCAATAATCTCGTTATTTCTCACATAAATGGGATAAAAACAATTTGCAGCATCAGTTCGCAAATTATTATTACCTGAATTATCTCTAAATGTACGTACATCTATACCACTCTCATCACGGATTTCTTGCCCAATAACATTTTTTAAATCACTATATACAAAATAAGCGAATTCATTGGTAAAAGAAAAGTTATCACCTTGCTGACCTGACGGATTATGTACAACAGTGATCGCTGTTATCTGTTTTGATGGGAAAATTACACGCAATAATTCTCCAAGTCTCGTTTGTTCAACTTCATCAATAGCTATAGTTATCACACTATCTTCCTTTAACAAATACGACGCAGCAGATAACCTATTCTCTATTAGACTTAACCAAGATGAGTGCTTAAATGTATTTTTATATAATATTTCGCTTGATTTTGCGTTGTATGGTGGATCTATGTATATGCATTTCACTTTATTTTGGTATTTTTGTTGCAGAAGGCGTATAGCTTGAAAATTTTCGCTATGTATCAACAAACCATCAAGCTTTTCATCTAAATTGTCAATGCTGGCAACTAGCTGTTCTTTAAATTCAGTACTGAAAAATGCCGTATCCAACACTAGAAACGGATTTTGCTTTAAAAATTCCACTGTAAGCGGGACAGAATAGGGTACCGTGAACATATCGTCGCCAGTGATTTCGTCAATAGCAAACAGGCACACCCATTCCTCACGCTGAGCGTCATTTGCAGCAATTTCGGGATACATGGATTCCGGCACGCGATCAAGTGTAATGCAATAATTCGTCTCAACAACGAATTTCTTTTTAAGGAATAATTTCTTCTGAAAGTCTTCAATCTGTGCAAGGAAACTAATTATCTTTCGCGCAATTTTTCGAATGACCTTTGCTTTTGTCAGATATTCTTTCGTTTTTGCCTCATCCTGCTCATCAATATCGTCAAGATAAATAACTTCATTCTTAATGTAGAAGTCAAGCTCGCGGCGCAAGAATTTTCCTAAATCCTTGTGTATGAAGTAGTCATATGTATTGCGTGCCGTGTAACGATTAAGGTGTCGTTCGAGCAATGTCTTATTGTCAGTAACCGTCATAATAGCAGCAAATGGTATATATTCCGGTTGCGTTTGCACAGCTGCAAAAGCCTCTACAATATCTGTTATGTGCCGTGCCTGCGCTGTTTTGCCGCTATATTCTGAAGCTTTGTATTCAACGTAAATAAAAAGTTCGCCATCAATCACTTCAAACGGTTTTTCAGTATAAAGCTGAAAGAAGCGTTTTTCTTTTGCTTTATTATTGTCCATCTCAGTTTCTGCTTCGATGAGCTTGAAGTGGACGGTTTCAACATACATTGTTTTGAAGGTATAATCTTTAAAATATTCGCTGGTCTTAACTTAATACTGATCAGCATTTGCCCAATGCAGTTTTACTTCCTCACCTTCGTAAGGAATAGCATACACACCATCTTTATAGCGACGCTGAGATATAAAATCGCCATCGTCGTAATAGCGGGAGAAGAAGTTTGTCAGGTGGTTATAAACATCAGCTTCAACAGCGGTAATATCGACGCTTCCAGCAAGCGACTTTTTCTGTTCTTCATATGCAGCAATTGCCGCAGCCTTAATAGCTTCGGGCAAGGTTCCACTTTTTGTTTCTGCAATTTGCCGATCAATTTCTGCGATACCGGCACTGGTATCCAATGCGGCAAGTTCACTCAAACCCACTGTAATTTGAGCGGGTAGTTCATCCTCAATGAATCTATTGATTTCATCGCGTTTCATACGCATAATGCGATAAATACCAAAATCGAGATCTGCTTGGTCAAATTGAAACATCTCACGGAGTATATTCATTAATTTCTTTTGATTGTCTGTCATTTCGTAGTACCTTCCTCTCGTTTCTCCTCACCAGAGACGAATTCCATTATATCTTCCACATTGACTCGTAGTGCTGAGCATATTTTAAGAAGTACATCCATGCTGACATTCTGGTGCTTAGACAGTTTCGCCACGGAGGACGGGCTGATTTTTGCCAGCACCTGCAAATCCTGTTTATTCATATCGCGGTCTATCAATAATTTCCATAGCTTTTTATAGCTTACAACCAGCATTGTTGCCACCTCACAATTATATTGCACTCATTATAGCAGGAAATCTTCAAGTTTACAACAAATAACATGTGAATTCGAAAATAATTTTCAAATTATGCTTGATTCGCTTGGTTATATATCACTACGGCATCCGCAAAACAGCGGGCGCCGTATTTTTTTGTCTCTTTTCGGATTATGAGACTACGGTGGGTGCACTTTTTACCTTGTTATCTGGAGAACGGTGCACAGAAACCATCCTTTCCCGCTGGAGAAAAAAGATTTTCAAATATGGGGTGTATAAAACAGCGTTTAAATCTCCGTATAGCGAGAAGCAGAAAATTACTATAGCACATAAGGAATATGCAAAACGCTCCATCAAACAACCTGTTTTTATCCGCATAGCGAGAGTCAACAAAAATACAAACCCCAGAAGGAAGTGAAAGAGTGCAATACGACAATCTGCCAAAGGAACTGCGCGACAACGGAAAATTCTGTGTGTGGAAATTTGAAGCGCGTAAAGGAAAGACAAAACCGGGTAAGGTGCCATATCAAATCAGCGGCAAGCGGGCGCAATCAAATAATGAACATACCTTTTCAAACTACTCCGACGCTGTCGCAGCAGTAAGTCATTACGACGGTCTGGGGCTTGGTATTTTCCGTGGTTTCAGTGCAGTGGACGTTGATCACTGTGTAAATACAGATGGTACTCTGACCGCTATCGGGCAATCCATCGCAGAAATATTTACAGGCTGCTACATCGAGATTAGTCCATCCGGCACTGGTCTGCGTGTCATCTTCAAGGCAAGCGGCTTTCAGTACGATAGCGCGAAATATTACATCAACAACGCCAAACTCGGCGTTGAGGTGTATGTGTACGGTGCGACAAATAAATTCGTGACTGTCACCGGGAATGTTTATCAGCAGGGCGATGTCATTGAAGCGGGGGCGCAGCTACAAACGCTCCTCGATACCTTTATGCTTCGTAATATAAAACCAAGGGACGAACAGCCCGCCGTGACAGCCTCCTACCTTTCGGATGACATTGTCATTGAGAAGGCGAAAGCGGCAAAAAACGGTGTAGCATTTGCAAAGCTCTGGGAGGGCGATATCAGCGGATACCCGTCGCAGAGTGAAGCCGACCTTGCTTTCTGCTCCCACCTTGCGTTCTGGTGTGGCAGGGACATAGCACAAATGGACAGGCTGTTCCGGCACTCAGGGCTTTACCGTGACAAGTGGGACAGACCACAGAGTGGCTCGACTTATGGACAAATTACCCTTGAAAAAGCAGTATCTTTCTGTTCTTCCACATATCAGCCAGTCCTACACACCGAAGCTAATGAAGGGTTTGGTATTCTCACAGCGAGGTTGGCAGAACTGAAGCCGGACAGCAACCGGCGCTACGGCTGGTCGGACAACGGCGCAGGCAGGCTCTTCGCGGATGTCTACAAGTCATGCGCAAGATATGTACCGGAGCGGAAGGTCTGGTACGTCTATGACGGCACCCGCTGGGTCACCGACACGGGGGCTCTCAAGGTGATGGAACTATGCAAAGATCTCTCGGACGCATTGATGACATATGCGCTCAGCATTCATGATGAGCATAAGCGAAAAGACTACATCAAATACTGCGCTAAGTGGCAGCTTCGAAGCACAAGGATTACGGTTTTGAGTGATGCACAGAGCGTGTACCCCATTTCGATGGAGGAATTCGACACTGACCGATACCTATTCAACTGTAACAATGGAACATTGGATTTGCGAACCATGCAATTCCGTGACCACAGTCCGGAAGACAAGCTCACTAAAGTTGCACCTGTGAAATATGATCCGCACGCCGTGTGTCCACGCTTTACTAGCTTCATTGATGAAATTATGAGCGGCGATAAGGAAAAGGCAAAGTTCCTGCAAAAGGCGCTCGGCTACGCGGTAAGTGGGGATACCCGCTTCGAGTGCATGTTCTTCCTCTACGGCGAGACAACCAGAAACGGCAAAGGCACCTTGATGGAGAGCATCCTGCGTGTGTTCGGAGATTACGGAAAGGCGGTGCGCCCGGAGACCATCGCGCTCAAGCAGTACAGCAACAGCTCAAATCCCAGTGAGGATGTCGCAAGGCTGGCAGGTGTGCGCTTTGCCAACATCTCTGAGCCGAGCCGCGGCTTATTGCTCAATGCCGCACAGGTAAAAAGCATGACGGGCAATGACACCTTAAATGCGCGTTTCTTACATGAAAACTCTTTCGATTTTGCTCCGCAGTTTAAGCTGTATGTCAACACCAACTATCTGCCTGTCATCAACGACATGACGCTGTTCACCAGCGGGCGTGTACTGATAGTTCCTTTTGACAAGCATTTTGAGGAATGGGAACAGGATAAGACGTTGAAATCAGAGTTCGGCAAGCCGGAGACGCAGAGCGCCATCCTCAACTGGCTGCTTCAAGGTTACATTATGCTCCGCGAGGAGGGCTTTACCTTGCCACAATCGGTCATCGACGCGACAAACGAGTATTCCCACGACAGCAATAAGATCCAACTTTTCGCGGATGAATGCCTTGAAGAGCGGGGTGATGCCGATGTAAAGACCGCCGAGTTGTACGCTGCCTACCGAGAATGGTGTGCTGTCAATGGTTGCTACCCGGAGAGCAATCGTAACTTCAATCAAGCGCTGCGCTCCTTCGGCACCGTGCTTCGCAAGCGCCCTGCCGGTGGTGGAGACAAGACCACACTGCTCATCGGTTACAGGCTGAAAAAGACGTATTTATAACGTGGCACTCTGTGGCAAGAAATTATGATTATTTCCTATAGGAAAACAACTTTAGAAAACAACCATAAAAACCTGCCACAAGTGTCCCCAAGATGTTAAGGAGGTGGTGCCTATGCTTGTGTGGACATGACATTCCGACGAATGCGTCACTGTGACCCACATAAAACCATGGGGTGGGGGTATCAGAATCTCTACAGCTTTTTAAAGCGGACAGCGGCGTGGGGCAACGCGTAAGAAATCGCGGTTTCAAACGGGGTATATGCCCCGAATTCAAACAAAATTTAGGAGGATAACAACTATGTTAACAACTGAAACGTATTCCAGAGCATTCTGGAACAGCATGAGAAGCAAAAATACGGATGGTAGCGTTCTCAAAGAAGGTGCCAATCTTGCCAATGGATCATACTTTTTGCCCGAAGCAGCGTCAGAAAAATATGCGGCGGCATTGGCGAAAGAAAACCTGTTCCGTAGAATGGCTACATTCGTGAGAGCGACAACGAGTGGCGGTAAAATCATTACATCGGATACGCCTGTAGATGCGGACTGGGTTGGCGAAGGTGGGGCGGTGCCCGAGGCAGAACTGACAGCAAAAAGAATCGCGCTGGGCGAACATAAACTCGCTTGCATCTCGGTTTTGGACAGCAATTTCGTTCACGACACGGGATTCAACATCTCGGACTATCTGACTCGCGACTTTGCTCGTATCTTCGGCAAAGCGGAGGAGGATGCATTCCTCAACGGTGATGGAATTGGCAAGCCCAAGGGCGTCCTGCACGCCACAGAGGGTGCGGATGTGGGCGTTACAGCGGCTTCTGCAACGGATATCGCCTTTGATGAAATTCACAAGCTATACTTTTCGCTGAAACCGGAATACCGTTCCAATGCAATATGGGTCATGAATGACAAGACGGCGCTGGCCTTACGTGAACTCAAGGACAGCACAAACAACTATCTCTGGCGCGGTGCGGCAGACACACTGCTCGGCAAACCTGTGGTTATCTCTAACCATATGCCCTCTGCGGAGAGCGGTGCAAAACCCGTCGTGTTCGGTGATTTCAAGTATTACTGGGTTGTCCAGCGTCAGCCGCTATCCATCCGGGCACTGCACGAGAAATATTCCTTTGCCGATAAGATCGGATACTTCGGTATGGAAACGCTGGATGGCTGCCTGATTCGCTCTGAGGCAATCAAGGTTCTCCAAATGACAGAATAACAGCAGGGCGCGGCGCTGGGTCTGGTACTCAGGCTCAGTACCGCAAACCATAGCATAGACGGGAGGTGACGCTTATGGACAGAAAACCGAATAGCCGTATTACACGCAAAACCATAGGCGGCACCGTCTATGTTGTGGAATCATTGGTAAGCGATACGGCAAAAGAAACGGTGTATGACAAGATTATGCGGCTAGTTACATCGGATGCAAGCTGCCGAATAAAGTTATCCGATAGTTCAGGTTTATGTCCGAAAATCGACTCGACTTCTTCGAAATAGTACGGTAATATACATGCTGCCTACGCTTGAAGACTGTCGGAAACGGAGGATGATTAAATGTATAGACAGTTTACAAGTGGCAAGCACACACAAACCAAGGCTATAGACACCACAAAAGTCACGGCTCTTTACTGCAGATTATCCCGTAACGACGAGCTTGCGGGAGACAGCAATTCGATTGTGAACCAGAAGGCTATTTTAAAGAAGTATGCGGATGACAACGGTTTTCTCAACACAGAATTTTATGTAGATGATGGATACAGTGGAACGAACTTTGAAAGACCGGATTTCCAGCGTATGATAGCCGAAATGGACGAAGGCCGAATCGGCACGATTATTGTAAAAGACATGTCGAGGCTGGGGCGAGATTATCTGAAAGTCGGCTATTACACCGAAGTCGCATTCCCCAATGCCGATGTGCGCTTCATTGCCGTCAACAACGGCGTGGACAGCGCAAACCAGCAGGAAAGCGATTTCACTCCTTTTTTGAACATCATAAACGAATGGTATGCCAAGGATACGAGCAAGAAAATACGCGCTGTGTTTAAAGCTAAGGGAGAGTCTGGTAAACCACTCTGCACCAATCCGCCCTACGGATACATAAAAGACCCGGAGGACAAAATGCGCTGGATAGTGGACGAAAAAGCCGCTGAGGTGGTCAGGGCGATTTTCAAAATGTGTATGGAGGGCTTCGGACCCACGCAGATAGCGAAAAGCCTTGAGAAGAATCAAATTGAAACACCGACGGTTCACCTGAACAGTATGCGCATTAAGACTCCCGCCAAGCAGACGGAAACGCCTTATGCATGGTCAGCGCGTACGGTAGCAGACATTCTCGCAAAAGTCGAGTATCTGGGACACACGGTGAATTTCAAGACTCGCAAAAAATCTTACAAGAGCAAGGAGAAGATTTGGAACAATCCCGAAGACTGGATGGTGTTTGAAAACACACATGAAGCCATCATCGACGAACATGTCTGGGAAACCGTCCAGAGAATTCGAGACGGTAAACGCAGGCCATCTCGCATGGGTGAAATGGGTGTATTCTCCGGCATGATGTTCTGTGCGGACTGCGGCGCGAAGCTATATCAGGTCAGAGCCAATGGCTGGACGCATGACAAGGAATACTTCGTCTGTGCTACATATCGTAAAAGGAAGGGTCTGTGCAGTTCGCACCAGATACGCAATGTGGTCATTGAGGAACTGGTACTTGACGATTTGCAGCAGGTCATAACCTTTGTGAAGGAACACGAGCGGGATTTCATCGCAGCTGCCACAAAAAGTTCAGAAAAGCGGATTGCCGAAGACCTGCGTATAGCTCAGAAGGAATATGAGCAGGGACAGGCGCGAATTGCCACACTGGATAAAATCCTGAGGAAGCTATATGAAGACCGTGTAATGGAGAAAATTTCGGAGGAACGATTTTACAAGATGTCAGCGGACTATGAAGCCGAACAGAGAAGCCTCGTGGAGAGAGCCACGGTATTGAAACAGACGCTAGATGCCGCAAAGGAACAGAATCTGAACATCGACCGTTTTCTCAAGATTGTTGTAAACGGCAAGTACTTTTCCATAAATTCAGGCATTTTATTTTCCAGAAAAACGGCATTTAAATTTCCATACTTA